GAATAGTGAATTCTCTGGCCAGAAACAATGCGGCGAGAGAATTGGCTGGCATTTTTGCTGGAAGAGCCATTGGCGCGGATTATTTGTCAGAAGGGTTATTGAAAGGTGCTGGATTCGCAATAAATCCGCAGGTAGAATTATTTTTCACTAGCGTTGAGAGAAGAACGTTTCAATTTGATTTTAGATTTAATTCTAGATCAACCAGAGAGACTGAACAAATCCAAAAAATAATAAAAATGTTGAGAAAATATGCCGCACCGACAATACCAGAAAAGGGTGTAGGTAGGTATTGGATTCCGCCTTCAATATTCGATGTAAAATTTTGGTATGTTGATACAAAAAAGAGTCACAATATAAATGATAAACTTCCTAAGATTAACAGATGCGTTTTAGAGTCTATTGATGTAAACTATAATGGAAGCGGAAAGTATATCACATACGAGGACGGTCAACCTATTGACATTGAAGTCAGATTAGTTTTTAAAGAAACGGACATTATCACAAGAGCGGAAATAGAGGCTGGATATTGATGAAATACTTTTCTAAACTTCCCAATTTAGTTTATACATTAAATGATAACCCATCTGATGAGTTGACTCTTGTTAAAAATATTTTTGCTAGAAGTAGACTGGTCAATCCTGTAATCAACAATGCTGTTGCCTTCTTCAAATATATTATGCAAGACTATGACACTCCTGAGATTATAGCTCACAAATACTATGGTAATGCCGAGAAGCATTGGATTGTTATGTTTTCCAACTATATAACAGATCCATATTTTGAATTTTCAATGAATTCCAAAGCATTTAATGCCTACATAGAAAACAAATATGGATCTCTTTCTGCAGCCCAATCCACGTTACATCATGTCGAACAAATAACCTACATATCAAATTCATCTTATGGTAATGAAATTAATAGAGTTGAGTTGACTGAAGTCAGCGAATATTATTATGATAGAGTGACTGGAGTTCTGCAACAAAGAACTATGCCGACCATTTCAAATCCAATCATTGATCTCGGAACTACCACAACCACATTTAGCGATTCTAGCACTTGTGAATATAAAACACAATTGGTCGCAATTAGTGCATATGCATATGAACAAGCCAAAAACCAAGTCAGAAGGACAATACAACTAATTGATCCTGCATATGTGCCCACAATCGAAACTGAATTGTCTGAATTAATGAGATAACAAATGGCTGACGTCGATAATCTTGTTGTAGAAGATGGTGCATATAATAGTAGCGATTATAAAATTAAGTCGCTAGCAATCATTACAAACAGCTTTGAAATTGTAGATATAACTTATATGCTGGTAGAGCTGAATATCTTCGAGGATATTTTTGCAACCAGCGTTTCCGGCGAAGTATATGTTGCTGATGGTCAGGATTTGATCTACAAATATGGATTAGTTGGAAATGAAACTTTACTTGTTGAGATTGATAGACCGGGTCTTGATGAACCGATAAAGAGAGGATTCAAGATATACTCAATTGCAGATAGAAAGATGGATTCTACAGATCTGCAGAACTATAGAATTAAGTTTTGCTCTACAGAAACTATTCTTTCTCCAACCATTAGAATAAGCAAGTCATACAAAGGATTGAGAATCAGTCAGATGGTTCGTGACATTGCTGAGAACTATCTCAAAATAACAGACGATAGAATATTCATTGAGAAGACCGAAGGGGTCTTTGATTTAATCGTTCCATATATGGATCCAATGCAAGCCATCAATTGGCTAGCAACTCGCGCATATTCAGCAAACAAATCTGCATTCCTTTTCTATCAAAATAGAGAAGGATATAATTTCGTTTCATATGAGACTCTAAAAAAGAGAAAAGTTTACGGTAAGTATGTTAAAGCCCTGAAATATCCAATTATTCCTGGGGATCCATCGGCTCGAGATAATTATATAAAGAACCAATTTATATTCAACTTTCTGTATGGAGAAAAAGATTTTGACACGTTGAAAGGCATTCGCTATGGTGCATATGCCAACAAGGTCTTTAAATTTGACTTGGCGTCAAGAACATTCGATTCAAAAGATTATAACGTCAAAGTTTCGCAAGAGCGATATGGAATATTGAATAAGTCGATAATGATTGATGATTCAACTAATGAAATAAATAAAACTCTTTATGATTCATACGAATCATGTATAAAATATCTAATGGTAAACGACACGGATCCAACCAAAAATCCAATGTCGCCACAATTTTGGATTTCTCCGACGATCTCAAAGCTGGCTCAACTTACCAATTTTAAAATGGTTGGAGTTTTGCCGGGAGACGTTATGTTAAAGTGCGGATCAATCATAGAGGTCGAGTTTCCTGTATTGGCGCCACAGCGCAATGAAACGGAGCGAGACTTGAATAAGAGATTGACTGCTAAGTACATGCTTTCAAGCGTCGCACACTCATTTAGTGGAGCGACATACAGAACTACAGTTGAAATGATATTTGATAGTTGGGGTGAAGAAGTTAATCCTGCCTTCAATTATATACCTGAAAAGAGGAAGATTCCGTTATGATGGAGAAGAATTATGCAGGTCTAGACGGATTCGTCTGGTGGATGGGAGTCGTAGAAAATCGCAACGATCCATTAAACATCGGTCGTTGCCAAGTGAGAATTTATGGATTCCATACAGAATCTCTCAGCGATATTCCAACTGAAGATCTTCCTTGGGCGCATCCAGTTCATTCATTAAACAACAGATCATTTGCAACTCCTAAAGAAGCTGACGTTGTTTTTGGATTCTTCGCTGATGGACGAAGCGGACAATACCCAATAATGATGGGTATCATTCCAGGGATCGAAAACAACATCAAAGAAACTGGTTCTGGCTACCATGATCTTCGGTCGCAAGAAAGAATAAAATATTCCCCGAGGAAACCCGAATCAGTAGAATATACCACTGATGGGAATGGAGTGATAATAAACGACCCTGATGTTGGAAGTGCAGAAGGTCTTGAAGCATTAAGATATCCGTTAGATGAAGATCTACAGAAACCAACTACACCAAGAACTGCCAGATATAACGACTTAGAAAACACTGTTCTCACTCGCCGCAAAGAAAACTTGGCTAAGAACATAGAAACAGCTGACGGTCTTTCTTGGTCCGAACCATATCCTGCATACAACGCTCTTTATCCTTTCAATCATAGCACAGAAACAGAGTCGGGGCATATATTTGAACTGGATGATACTCCTAAAAATGAACGCATTGCCATTTCTCACCGATCCGGAACATATACCGAAATATATCCATCAGGGTCAAAGGTGGAGAAGATAACTCGATCCAATTATCAGATCGTCATGGCTGATGACAACATCTATATTATGGGAAGAGCCGCAATTACCATTGACTCCGATTGCCTTGTAAAAATAAAGGGCGATGTAAAAATAGAGGCTGGGAACGACGTTTCGTTGAAGGTTGCTGGTACTCTAAATATGAGCGTAAGAGAAGATTTAAACATTCGTGCAAGATCATTAAATATTGACGTCGATGATAGAGTTGATGTGTTAAGTGGAACGGATCAATATTTCACTGCTGGCGGATCTACTAATATCCTGGCTGCTGCAGTTGTAAATATTGATGGCGTTACGACGAGCATACAGAACGGAGACTCAGAGGCTGGAACCTCTGCGGATATTCCTTTGGCTGGGACAAGGGATACCAAGAACGATTCCTCTCCAACGTTGGAAGAACCTCCGGTTCCAATATCACTAGAATCTGAGGATTTGAATTTGGAAAACGTCGCTGCCGCTGGAGCAGCCGGAGCAGCGGCATCTTTAACTGATAAATTGGATGCAATAACTGGAGACGCATATGAGAAGTCTTCATATAAAGATACAACGCAACAAGGAGATAAGGTAGAACCCATGAGCAATACAGCCCCACAAGCCTGCAATTTCAATTCGAATACGGCAACGTTTATTGACAAGTCTTCTTGGTCTATTGGTTCTGCCGGTCTTAATATTATCAAGGAATCTGAAGGATTTAGAGCTGATGCTTATGTGGACCCTGCCACTGGCGGTGAGCCAATTACTATAGGATATGGCTCGACTGCTGCAGCCATAGACCGACCTGTCAAACTTGGAGATACTGTAACCAAAGAACAGGCTGAGGAATATTTGGCATACTCAGTCAACAAGAAGTTCATGCCAGACCTCAAGAGATATGTCAAGGTTCCTCTGACTCAGGGTATGATTGATGCATGCCTCTCGTTCATCTATAACGTTGGTGGTGGTAATTTCGGATCTTCGACTCTGGTCAAGAAACTGAACGCCAAAGATTACTGTGGCGCTGCCGATGAATTGTTGAGGTGGAACAAAGCAGCCGGGAAGGTCATGAAGGGATTAACTACAAGAAGAGAAAAGGAAAGATCATTGTTCCTTTCATGACGTAATAAATAGAACAATAGAATAGAGAAACGTTCATGGCTCTAAATACCAGAAAGTATATTGATTTCGATATCGCTTTTACGGCTCACCCTGTAACGGGCGATTTGGTTAAAAAGAAGGACTATAGTGCTGTTTCGCAATCTATAAAGAATTTGGTATTCTTAAATCACTACGAAAAACCATTCCATCCGGAAATTGGTTGCAATGTTCGAAAGATGTTGTTTGAGTTGATCAATCCTTCTGTAGCCAGTGCTCTTCGAACAGAAATAATCAATACGATAGGAAACTTTGAGCCAAGAGCGAAAATTAATGAAGTTGTGGTGAAACCGAATTATACTGAAGATGGTTATGATATTACGATCGTCTATACAACCATCAATCTTCAGAACCCTATTAAGATAAACTTTTTCCTAGAAAGGTTAAGATAAGATGGCATCATCTACGGCAAAAATAAAGATAACAGAATTAGATTTTGATGCGATTAAGAATAACCTTAAGAACTATCTTAGGTCGCAGAGCGAATTTCAAGATTATGATTTTGAAGGATCAGCCATAAACATTCTTCTGGATATCCTCGCATACAATACGCACTACAATGCTTATTATATGAATATGATAGCCAATGAAATGTTTATGGATTCTTCTTCACTCAGAAGTACCACCGTATCTCATGGTAAACTTTTGGGATATACGCCTCGTTCTGCCACATCTTCTCTTGCAGTGGTAAATCTTACAGTCACTCGCGCCGTTTCAGACACAACCTCTACTGTTTTAACAATACCCAGATTCGCTCCGTTTATGAGTGAAGCATTAAACGGCGCTTCGTTTAGATTCCTGAACACGACAGAACAAACTGTACAAATCTCCGGAAATCAATTCAATTTTACGAACCTAGAATTAAAAGAGGGTCAAGAAACCAGCTACGTTTTCACTGTTTCCAACAGCACGAACCCAACGCAAACATTCGTTCTTCCCGACAGCAACATAGACACATCTACGCTTGAAGTTTTGGTTCAAAAATCAACAAGTGCAGTAACTCGAGAGAAGTTTACTGTGGCTGAAGATGCAACGGAAGTGACGTCAAATTCTCCAACGTTCTTCCTAGAAGAAAGCGTTTTTGGAAAATACCAAATTTATTTTGGTGATGGAATAATAGGAAGAAAATTAGAGGACGGAAATCTAGTAATCGTAAGTTACTTGGTTACCAATGGTGCTAGTGCTAATGGGTTGAAGAAATTTACATTACAAACTCCTTTGTTGGCTGGATCGACTTCCAACACAACAACTGTTGTCAGCTCTTCTGGTGCATCAAACCAAGAGACGATAGAATCCATCAAGTTCTCAGCTCCAAAATCATTCGTATCTCAAAATAGAGCAGTAACCAAGAATGATTATATTGCACTGATAAACAAGAAATATCCATACTTTGATGCAGTTACTGTTTGGGGCGGTGAGGAAGAAGTTCCGCCGAGATATGGTAAAGTATTAATTTCGGCAAAACCAAAATTGGCTTTTGAACTTACAGAAGAGGAAAAGAACTTTGTTATTGAGAGTGTAATAAAGCCGATAAGCGTCCTCACAGTTACTCCTGAGTTTGTAGACCCAGATTACAACTTCATAAATCTGGCAGCGACCGTCAGATACAATCCATACTCAACAAATAAAACTTCCAATGAAATAAAGAGTACAATTAGGCAAGCAGTGGCAACATACGCCTCTTCAAACTTCAATTCATTCAACGCATATTTTCAAAAATCAAAACTGCTAAGAGCAATTGACGATAGTGAGCCGTCAATTCAATCTAGCGATATAGAAGTTACGCTTCAAAAGAAATTTGAGCCTGCGTTAGCAACATTAGAAAATTATACCATTAGATTTGGAACTGAATTGTTACGAGGATCAGGAGCCGGAGCCGGAAGACTTTATTCTTCTCCATATTTTGAATTGGAAGACTCATTCGGAATAACAAGACAATGTTACATAGAGGAAACTCCAAGCTCCTTTAGTGGTATAGATGAAATTATTGTATTGAATACTGGAAGAGGTTACACCAAAACTCCAACAATAACAATACAAGGCGACGGAAACGGAGCAGCCGCATATCCAGTAATTGTCAATGGTAAAATACAGTCTGTTGTTGTTTCAAAAAGAGGAACGGATTATACTACAGCCACCGCAACATTATCTAACGGAAATGAGTTGGTTTCTGGATCTATTCGACCAATAATACAAGGAAATAATGGCACTCTTAGAATATTCTATTACGACCCGAGTGGAAATAAGGTAATTCTCATTGAAGATGCAGGATCGATAGAATATTCTACAGGAACAGTCACGTTGAGAAATTTTGCTCCTCTGGCTATAGGTGAAAATCAAACGCAATTAAATATTTTTGCTAAACCATCCACCTCAAATTTCTCTTCTGATAAAAATAGACTGATGACATATGATTCCGAAGTTTTCTCTTCTCTATCTGTAGATTTGATTGTGGTTGGTAATTAATAATGTCATTTGCTGATAATTCAATATTACCGCTCATAGATTCTCAGATACCACAATTCATCCGAGAAGATCACCCAAAATTTGTAACATTTATCAAAGCATACTATGAGTGGTTAGAAAATTCAGAAGAAGGATCAGTTCTTTACGACACAAAGAACCTACTAAACTACAGGGATATAGACAGAACAACTGATCAGTTTCTTGAATATTTTAAGAAAGACTTCTTACCTTATTTCCCAGCCGAAATCGCGCTTGATGAGAGAAAATTGATAAAATCTGCAAGAGAATTTTATTCCAAAAAGGGAAGTCTTGAATCCATTAAGTTTCTGTTTCGAGTTCTTTATGATAAAGAAGTGGAGATATTCTATCCCAAAGAACAAGTTTTGAGAGCATCAGATGGTAGATGGAACCTTCCAAGGTCAATCAAGGTTTCTCTTTCCGCAGAAAATGTTAATGTAGACTTGAAGCTGTTAGAAAAATGTGCAGGAATAGGATCAATATCCAAAGCCAGATGCAGAATAGAAGCTGTAAAGAAATATGTTGATAGTGAATTAGATCGAGAAATTGTTGAGATATTCATATCAAATATTAAAAAACAATTCACTCAAGGGGAAAACATAGAAATAACATA